CAATTCATACCATATCCTAATATACAAGTCATGCTTTGACCATCTGGTCCTATACCTGGTAATGTCATAAAAAAAGTACCAGTATCTCTTTCGATACTATGACCAAAAGATAAAAGTCCTATAACTTTACCATAAGGTGCACCACCTTCTCTAATCTCACCAACTAATATATGTGATTCTTCCATTAGTTTCATTGAACTAGTAAGCATAAAGTTTGAATCACCACAGAAAACAGGTATTTGTTGTTGAACCATTCCTTCAGTATTGTATTGTGGTGTATTATCTAATGGTTCGTTTGCGTTCGGTACGCTTAAAAGTAAACCTGCTGCTTGTGCAAAAGTTAATAGTGAGAATAAAACATAAAAGTATATGGCAATTAAACTAATGCCTAAAGTATTTTTAAGTGTTTGTTTCATTTCCTTCGTTAAACTCCTTTATTGCTGTTTTTAATAAAGGCAGGTAATCGTCTTTTGACTTTGTAAATGTTTGTACACCACCATCTTCGGTTACTATAAGAATTACAACTCTATCTATTGGTTGGTCGAATCGTTCTTCATACATTTCACAATAAGCAGAACCTTGTATAAAATAGTTTTCTACCCATTCCTCTTTTTTCTCTTTAGTAGAGGTTTTAAAATCAATTACAGATAACACACCTTTATAATCAGCGATACAATCAACACGACCTGCAACGCCATAATAGTCGCTGTACAGACCGCCTTCTTGTATTCTAATATTATTTATATTATCTAATTCAGGTTTCAGTAAAGTAAATAGTGCTGTAGGTAAAACATCTTGATTAGATAATTCCTCATTGTTTAAATAGTTTTCAACTAGAGTATGTACAGCAGTACCTCGTTTAGCTGCAGTTCTCATAATATTGTTTGCAACATCATTACCGACAGATTGTCGCCATCTAACTAAACCTTCACTATTTCTACCTGATAAAACTGTTGTGATTGAAGGATACTTTTTGCCTTCTGGTGTAACATAAAAGCGTTTACCTTTTATAGTTTCAGTAGATACATCTGGGATTGGATTTGATAGAGACACATGATTAAATTCTTTCATGTCGTACTTATCCTTTAAAAAGGTATTCATTTTATTCATAATAATTCCTGTTAATTAACTTAGACTTATATTATAACAGGTTTTCTAGATAATGTCAAGCGCTAATTTGGTAGTTTCTTCAACTCGTCTAGTCCAACCTTTACCAAAAGTAGCAAAAGTAGATAATTGTTCGTAATACTTTTGTCTCATTGATTGATACTTTTCTACTGATTCTGCTTCACCATTTTCTCTTACATATTCTTCAACTTTTGCCAAAGTATTAGGACCAATGCCACCATCAACTGTGGTGCCAATCATCTGTTGTAAGAATTTAGCAGCACGACCAGGTCCTGCATTTACGCCAAAGTCAAATACACATAGGTCTAAACCACCAGGTAAATCATCACCTTTCATTTTATCCCAATAACCTTTTTTGTATATTGGTGCCACATCTTCAACTAGTAAATCTTTCATATCTTTAGTGCCACCATGTTCTTCATATACTCGTTTGGTTACACCTAAGTTTGTTTCACCACCTGGGTCTTTAGGGTGATTTACATAACCACCTTCGTGATGTAAGATTGTTTCTAAACATTTATCATAATTACTTTTCATTATTTACCTCTTGTAATTGCTATTATTTTTTTGACTTGTGATTCAATAACCTGAGCTCTGTTAGGCCAGTGTATATACGCTTCTGGTGATTTTGCTAATTTAATTAATAATGGTATGATAAGTTTTTCTAATTGAGCATATTTGTCTTTTTGTTCTTTGCCTAAATTATCTTTTCTTAAATCATACTCATCATCCATTTGCTTTTTAGCAATATCTAATTCTGTTTGATTCTTCTCGTTTACTGCTGATTTAGTAGAATTAATTAGAGATAAAACTTTATCTAGTTTACTGTCTAATCTGTTCACAATATCGCTTGATACCACCTTAGCAGTACTGTCTGCCGTCTGTTTAACTACTGTTTCTGTCTGTTTAGATTGTTCATCTGAAGGTTTTTCTTTAACTGAGGTAAAACCCCAATCGCCATCGCCCTCAAATCCATCTAAGAAATCAAAATCTGCCATGCTACTATTTATCTACCTCCGCCTTTAGACTTACGGTCTCTATGCTTTTTCATTACTCTTTCAACTTGCGATTGTTTTACAGTCTTTTTACCATATCTCTCAGCAAGAGGAGTATTAGGGTGTGCTTCTGCAGCTTTAGACATTACTTCTTTCCAACCACTATCAGTTTTACCATCAAGACTACCAACACTAGATACAATGTTTACTGTTGTAGGTGGTAATAATTCTATCTTAGGGTTTTTCTTTAGTTTCTCCATTTCTGCAATAGACATGAAGTCCTCATATTCTACACCTGTTTTCAGGTTCTTAAATCTGTATGTTGGCATTATAGTTTAAACTCATCAAATGTTATTTTACCACTAGGATACTTCCATGTACCGTCTGTATTATAATGGTCAGGATGTTTGCCTGTCTCTTTATACTTATTTATAGTCTTTGTTAAAGAGTATCCTTCTTCGTTCTTCATAGACATAAATTTATTTAGTACTATATTATCAGGATCAGATTTGTATAGTTCTATAGCAAGATAGTCTATAACTTTTTCATCCATAGATGTCTTTAAATGTTTACCCATTATATTATCCTATTCATGTTCGCCACCTATGCCTCTAAGACTTGTACTAATTTTTTCATCTTGTACTTGCTTAAAGTAGTATGCAGTTAAAAATATAGCCGCAACCAATAAGGCGTGTGCTAATGCTGATATGCCAAAAGCATAGATGCTCTCTACAATGTAAATCCCAAATACAGCAGACCACATCCATGCTAATATTTGCATAGACATTAGTTTCACCTGCATAGGTGCTTTACTAAGAGCGTTTATTCTATCGTTCATTATTAAATCCCAATAATTTTTCATGTTATGTTACTTTCAAACCACTCTGGTGTTTCTCTATTAGTCCACTTAGCAAAATATGCTTTTGCTTCTATGTAATAGTTTTTATATGATTGTATAGAATCACCTGGTACTATACATTGTGGATAATGGGACATAGCAGGTGGTGGTTCTGACCAGCCATTGTCTTTTAGATTAGTTGGTGGATACTTTAAAAGGTCTTTGAGCAGTTCAATTGTACTGTGGTTTTTTTTATATCTGTGGGTATATTCTCGCCCAAGTTCCCTGAACAGCGAGTACAACCAGTTGTAGTGCTGAGTAGAAGAACGAGCCCAAACAGCACTAGGGTGATGATAATGTACCGCTTTGTAAATAGTTGCTTCTTCATTAGGATTTTCTAGTCTATATCTTTGTACTTTTCTGCCTGTCTTTGATTTTGCTTCATACTTAATGCCGTCTGTCATTCTCTTAGCCGTTGAAAGTAATTGTGCATATTCAACAATCATTTTTACAACGTGCTTATCAACATGAAGTTCAGCACAAGTCTTTGTATCATTATGTAGATAAAATATATTCATAATATAGTAATATTATATCAGGTAATTAATGTTTTGTCAAGCCTTTTGGTTGATTTTGAAGTAGTAATTGTAGTTTATCTTCCCATAGTCTTTTAAAACTAAGGTCTTTAGCATTCTTCATCGCTCTGCTAAGATTATCTACTCGTTTCCAAAATAGTTCTTCATTATAGTTCATATTTACCTCTCAAGTTATATTGTATTATTTCTTTTACTAGTTCAACATATGTAGGTTTACTAGCATATTTGTCTAGATAGTTTGCCAATTCTAATGCGTCTTTGACACCGTTTGCTCTTGCCATTCTCAGTTCTTCAAAGGCATGAACATTGTTTAGTATATGTAAATAATCAACAACACTTTCACATTTACTACTATACATTTTTACACCCCAACCTGGCCATTCTGTCCAAGGTATAGGTAGTAAGTATGGTACATCTTTATTCCATGTTCGAATACCAAACAAATTATTACCTTCATTTGCAAATCTAGATTTACCCCAACCGGTTTCTATAACTGCCTGAGCAATAATTAGTTCATTAGGAATTTGATATTTTGGTTCTATATTTTGATACAAATAATTAATACAACCATTTAATGATTGTACAAATACATCTTTTGATGATGTATCAATATTTGGTAGATGATATGTTTTTTCAACAATCGTATGAACACCATACTCTAAATTTATTTTTTTAAAATTCAAACTCGTAGCAGCAGGGTTTTCTATCCATTGTTCTATCTCATCAACTTCAGTTGTAGTTGTCCATTCATCTTCTAAAAATTCAAGACAACCATCATCTGTACATGACTCTTGTTTATTAGAAGTAATGTACAATAATGAGATACACAATAATAAAAATATTGAGTAAAATTTTAATGTTTTCATATTAACTTTTTTAAGTCTCTTTTTGTAGCATATGATTTATGTAATCTACAAGTAAACCATCTAAACTTTGGTTCAGGTGTAGCAGGACCTTCAAACTCTAATTCATTTGAGGCTTCTGAATATACAAGTTTTTTCATAAACAAAGATATAGCAGCGTCATATTCTTTGCAAGGTGTATATTTTTCTCTAACTCGTCTAGGTGTTTCGTAAATGCCTTTACGACTAGCGATGATTCCTTTTATTATTCTCTTTTCGTATCTATTTAATTTCATGTATTTGATATCTCTTTTGTTATATTTATTACAGTTCTCCGAATTCTTCTTTGAACATTTGATAATAAGCAACTGCCGTGCAATATGCAAAAAAGACAGTTGCTGACAATGTGATGTATAATAGTATAGTCATAATATTAATAATTAATTACTATTTTATTTTGTAATCTTCTAATTACATTGTCTAGATTTAACTCTTTATACACATAATCATATGCGTCAGCCTTTAATTGTTTGGCATAGTCAAGTTGAGCAAAGACATCTTTTTGTTCTTTAAATTCTTTAAATACAACATCTAAAGTCTTGTAAGTGAAGTCAATTTTTCTTTTTTTCATAATGTAGTCTTTCTTTTTAATTATTGTATTGATAAATGTGGTATTACATGAAATGCGTCTAAAGTATATTCTTTAGCATACTTAATCAAATCGGTATGATTGATAATTTCATCTTGTTTAAAATGTGTTAGTCCGGGTTCGATTACACAATACTCATCTGATTGTATAAAGTCTTTTGGTAGTTCATATTTCATAATGTAGTCTTTCTTTTTTGTTAATATACTTATATTATACACTATTATGAGACTAAAAACAAGCATTATTCCAGTTAAAAAACCCTTATTTTATGCGCTTTTTTGGATTATTCCACATAAAAAAACCCTTATAAATCAACACTTTAGAGCGGTCTAAAATCGTTGAAAAATAAGGGTTTTAATGATGATTAACGTGGATTATTTACTCTTTTTTCATGAAATTGTCGTCCCAATTAAAAGCGTCTTTCACTAGATTCGCTGTAAATCCTTTATACTTGTTATTGACTTTTTTGTTGACTACTGCAACTAAAAATTCTGCTTCTTCAGCAGATAGTCCTTCTAACATTTGAATAAAAAGCGTCTCTCTTTTTGTGCCTGATAGTGTACTATCACCACCTTTTGTGAATAGATACAATCTTTTTGCTTCTTGTCTAAGCATAGTATGCTCTGTTCCTATAGGAGCGTCATTTACTTTATATGGAATATCATCACCCATAGGTAATAACCATTCTATCTTTGGATCAAAAGCACCTTTTAAAACTTGTCTTAAAGCGACTGAATCATTATCTTTCAATACTTTTAGTTTTCTTGGTTTATCTTTTGCGTTGTTTATTTTTGTAGCAATCTCACTCATTAAAGTTGGTACAGCTCTGCCAGAATCTGCCATTGCTTGCATTCCTTTTTTTGTTGCCAATGCTGGGTGTGATTGTGTTACTTGTCCTTCTTGGCTTGCGATTGAGCCATCGGGGTTTCTTCTTATTATAACCATTGTTTTCTCCTTAACAGTTCTTTCGAAGTCTAAAATTCATCAATGACTTCGATTAAAGTTTTAAGTTTTTTGTTTATAAAGTAACCTAGTATTTTATCTCTAGTTGCTACTTTGACATTCAAAAACTCATTATTAATTTTATCCTCAAGTTCCTGAGGTATACAACTTAAATCAATTAGTTTTCGATTTCGGTCGTAATTCTTTTGTTCTTCTTCGGTAAAGGTCATAAAAACTTCCTCTACCCAACTATTTATCTTCTTTTTACTTAAAGGTTTTTGTCGTCTACCTTCAACAAAGACATTATCATCTGACAATATATTAGGGATACCATCACTTCGGTCTCCTTTTAATATATGTTCCTTAATATATAGACTTGGAGTTTCACCTTTACCTACAAATTTGTTTAAAACAGGATTGTATTGTCTAACATATTCATTGTGTAATTGTATAAAATCTTTATCACCAGATAATATCAATACTTTCTTTTCATGATTAGGTGCTATTATTGATTGGTGTTTTCTAACTAAGGTAGCAATTATATCATCTGCCTCTGCTGTGTCTAGTTCAATAACCTTGTAAGGTAAAAATGTTTTAATCTCGTTTTTAACTTTAGATATAATGTCGAATATCATAGTCCAATCATGTTCAGATTTTGCTCTATTTGCTTTTCTACCTGCCTTGTAGTTAGGAAAGATTTCTCGTCTCCATACATTACTACTATCACAGGCGATAACCATGTCACCGTATTCTTTTCTAAATTTTTTATTGTGAGCCCGAAGTGAATTTAAGACCATGTGTCTGACAAGGTCCTCGTTTAATTCAACTGCATTTCTACCACTAATTTGAACCATTAGGTTCGATATCATTATTTGATTTATGTCAACTATAATCATTATATAAAGACCTTTAATATTCCTGTAAATAGTAGAGTTGCCAAGGCACCATTCAATAGTATCAATGCCCTATCGTGCCATAGATAACCAACCCAAAACCAACCTAATGTTCCTAAAAAACTAAAATATAAATCAAATGTATGAAATCCACCAGCTGCCCTAAAGCAAACTGCTACTAGTATCAATACACTTGCAACCCACTTAACATACCATGATAAGTCAAATTTAGGTGTAATCTTTTTAAATACTCTTGTTGAATTGAGGGCTTTTATTTTGTCGTCTAACTTCTCTTTGTATGTCATAATATATATTATATCAGGTTAATGACCTGTTGTCAAGCGTTAATCCAAATTAATATCTGGATCAAACTCTATATCTAGTTCTTCTTCTATTGATTTTTCTACTTTTTTTGCTTTTTTGGTTCTTCTAACATTGTTATAATTGATGTCGGTTACTTTTCTACCATCATCTAAATTATGTATTCTGACAATAGCGTCTGTTATATTATGCATTGGATGTTCTATACCAAAGTCTCTTTTTAATAGTGATTTGATAGACTCAATAATTATAGCTAAATCTCTTAAAAATATATCAGTTTTTGTTTCAACTGCATTTTCTTGAAGCACATGAATAATATCTAAAATTAAACTTTCAGTTATTTGCTCAACAAACTTTTCTTCTTTTATTAGTCTTGCTTCTTCCTCTGATAAAGGAGGCCTTTCAGGTTTACTGTTTGGCTTTATTTTATGAGCAGGAAATTTAATTAATTCACCCATCTATCGGTTCCAATTCATCTTGTAATTTTTGTGATTCAGATTTTTTCTTTCGTTCTTCTCTTTGTCTAATTGATTCTTTGTATGAAAGTTCTAATAGCTTTTCTTGTTCGGCCCATTCTTCATGAAAGAATTTTATTTTTTTCTCTTTTGTAGTTCTCTTTTTATCCATGAGACTGCCTGATATGATGTAGGTTTTCTATTGACCATTCTTCGTATTGCTTTATGTACAGTAGGATTTACATCTTCAGCAACCTTATTATTATCTACTACGATAAAATTACTTGTACCAAATATTCTTTGTAATTTACCTATGTTGTTTTGTACTTGTCTATGATTTGTCATGACAATAGCGTCTGGTACTTTTCTTGCTCTCATCTGATTTCTTTTAAGAGCAACTTCTAAACTTGTATTAACAAATACCATATGAACATCATACCCTAAATGTTTTAATGTATTTGCTTCTGATTCTATTCTTGCAACATCCCTTGCTGTGCTGTCTAATATAAGACCTAAACGACCTTCTAATGCCATTCTTAACTGTACGCCTGTTAGTTTTTTTGCTTTTGCTCTTATCTCATCACGCCTTGCAATTTCTTTAGCATCCTGTGTTGCCATATTTAAAGACATCTTTTCTTTTTCTAAAGCTCTACCAAATGCATTATCACTATTGATTACTTTTAATCCCATACCTGATAATGTTCTTTCAGATACCCATGATTTGCCTGAACCAGGACCACCTGCTAAAAAGAATGCTTTAAAGATGTTTGGATCGTAAACACCTTCAGCAATATATTGTTGAAAATCTATCATACTACTATTTATGTATTTGTATTATATTTTTTCACCTTTATAATTTATCTTACCTTCATTAATAAAGTGTTCTTTTAACTCATTATAACCACCGATATGCGTATCGTTCATAACTATTTGTGGTATAGTTTTAACTTGTTTTCCGAGCACTTTAAATAATTCATCAATAGATAAGTCTTTCGTAACCACTTTTTCTTCGTATTGTAGACCAAGACTTGTTAATAAGTGCTTGGCCTTATCGCAATACGGACATTGTGGTTTACTATAAACCGTAATCATTTATAGAACCTCCTCTATAGCATTTTCTGCTAATTCGTTTACATCAACATCATTATTTATGTTCTCAGCAATATACTCAGCAAGTCTATTTGCGTCACCGACACCCATTTTTAACCCAATATAAACTCTATATTGACCTACTGGTGTTTCATATACTGCCTTCTCCCATGTTTCGTAACCTTGAACCATAGTCTTTGCAATAACATTGACAATTGTGCTTTCAATTTTTGAAGCAACTTCTTTGTTGGTATTTGAACCAATCTCTGTGATATATAATTCACTTCGTTGATTCATTTCCCCTTGCAATTGGTCAGCAAGACTTGCTTTCGCAATTAGTGTTGCCTTTTCGATTGCCAGTTGTAAATCAGGACTTGATCCTTGACCTACTGAATAGATATACTTCCCAGCATCCCTATCAAAAAGAATACCCTCATCAACTGAAGCGTCAATATACCATTGAGGTACCTCATTTAATAAACGGTTATCTTTCATGTTTGCTTCTTGCTTAACTTTATATGTACTACTACAATTTGCTAAAGTTAAAGACATTAAAGCGATTAATATAATTTTCATCATGTAATTTACTCCTTCACTTCTGTTATTATATTGCTTGTTATTTCTAAGATTTTTGTTAAATTAACAATCTCAGAAAATTCGGTCCAATGTATTGTTAAGACAACTATACAAGTTATGATAACTAATAATTTATACATTTTACTCCTCATTCCAAACACCCTTTTCATTTAAACAAACTAGCCCTGGTGTTTTAAAGGGGTGGTCTGGTCTTGCCATTTCTCTGCAATAAGCAGGAACTGTCAAATCTGCATAATAAAATTGTGCGAATATTTCCCAATAATTAGGGCCATCATATCCGTCTTTACATTGTAGCACTTCTTCTTTTGTTATTTTCTTAATTAAACATTGACTATCTTGACATTCTTCTTTAATAATAACTTTAATCATACAAGGATTTTTGTTTAACCATTTTGATTTTTCATCTGCAATAGCAACACCCGATATAATTAAAAATATTATTAATATAAAAGACCAAACAAGATATTTTCTTATATTATTAAAAGGGTCAATCATTCTTCACCCTCACTAATATTAAATCCTTTATCATAAACAGGCACTTCATTTTCGTGAGTTAAATCTTCAGCGTGTTCTTTGTTTGAATCTTCCTCTTTAACAAAAATACCATCAATCATTTTACCTTTTCTATCTTTAATATCATTGTATGCTGTTTCTAAACATTCTTCCATTGTAAGGTTATTTCTTTTCATTATATTCAACATAATAACCATCATGTCACCTAGGTCATCTTTCATATCTTTTTGTTTACAAACACTATCACTTAACTCACCAAGTTCTTGTTGTAATTTTAAAACTTGGTCTTTATCAGTAGAACCTTCGATTAAGTTTCTATTCTCATGCCATTTCATTATCTTATCAATTAAGTTTTCAATTAATGTCATACCGCCGACAGTATTTACTACTCTGCCCATTTCTCTGTAATTTAAAGGGTTCATGATTTTGATGTATCAATTATATTCCAACGACCGTCAGGTAATTGACACGCTACTCCTTGTTCACTTTCTCTTGATATGCCGTTCATCGGCCAAGAGTGTTCAATACTAATAACAGATGTATATTCTCTGCATTTAAAATTATTATTAACAAAAGTTCTATTAATTGTAATAGAACCCCAATTACCACTAGTGGCATTTCCCCAATTAGTATGACTTCTTTTTCCTGGAGCTGTATTTAATGTGTCAACAAAAACGGCACTATGTACATTCATGTCATTTTGATAAAAAATATTAGAACCCCACAAAGCGCCAACAACAGTACAAGCAGCAGTAAGTGGCATATTTGTATTAAGTAATGCTCGACAACTTGTGTAACCTGCAACTGCACCAACAGTAGTTCCAACATGACTCTTTACATTTGTTTGAGAACAACCAGTACTAATTAACAATATAGACACTAGGCAAATAACATAAAAGAATGAAAATAGTTTACCTTCGTGTTTTCTAATAAAGAACATATCTTTTAATGTTTTTTTGTTTTGAAAATTCTGTATCATCTACCTATATCCTTTATATTTGATTTACTAATAACTTGATATGCACCCTTATTATAAGCAGGTGCAACTGTAAAGTTTTTACTTTCTTCTAATCGCCAATTTGATTGTGGTTTAGTACCAGCAATTTTCTTGGTGCCCCTTGCTGGACTCGAACCAACCACCTGCTGATTACAAATCAGCTGCTCTACCGAATGAGCTAAAGGGGCTGATTTATTTGTTTCCCACCAGTTGGGGACAACTTTGAAATCTTTTTTACTCACAACTCTATCGGGATCAATGCCTTTACTAATCAAAAATTTTCTGTGTTTTGCTCTTGCTTCTAACAAACTCTTTGTTTCAGTAAGTTTTTTCTTCTTACTTCTACCTTGATATACATAAAATAAACCCATAATATCTCTTATTATACACTAAATTGACAAATAAGTCAAGCCTTTATTGTTTTATTAAGTTTTCTGTGAATTTTGGCATGAAATCATGTTTAAAAAACTGTCTGCCATTCCACTTTTGACCGTAATCATTCCAAAAGTCATTATCGGAATACGGTGTATTTTCATAACCAAACTCATCATCATAAGTATGATAGTATTCTGAACCTGATATCATATCAACACCAGAGTGTCCAGTAAAATTACTAGCAGTTTCATTAAAGTTTTTATCACAAAACACTTTAACTTTTTCTTTTAACTCTTTTGAGTTCAATCTTTTTAATTGAGATAAAGGTACATTTCTGAAAATAGTATTATGTATTTTAAAATCTGGTTCATATCTTTCCTCAGAATCGGTATACTCTCTCCAGTAAACTAAATGTATTGTACTCTCTTTACTCATTATTTACAATCCTTGTTTTTATATTCTTCAGGTTGTAATGAACATTTGTAGTTTTTATCTGCCTTTAATCTCATATCAGCAGCGATACCATCTAATATATTAGGCATATTGTTAAATACAACTTGAATAATCTCTAAAGACATTGTGTGTAATAGTCTTTGAGTTTCAGCATTCATAATTGCACCTTCATCCATATCAGTACCTTTGATAGTTTCAGTAAGTATATGACCGATAACAGCTGTGTTGTAATCGTTTGCCTTTGCACTTGACATAAAAGTAGAAAGACCGAACCATAAGATTGTATTAACAACAATTAATGTAGTAATAAATTTTTTCATTATATAGTTTCCCTTTCAATTTTTTTGTCAATTAGATTTTCACTTATTATTTCAAACAAAGTTTTACCTTTTGAGAAAAGTTTTGTTTTTGCAATCGTAATTCTTCTCTCTAATCTAGCAAGACTTTGAGTTTCTTCTTTTGTTATTGTGTTTTTTTTCATAATATAGATATAGTATATCAGAAACCTACGCATATTGCAAGCATTATTCCAATAAAAATGGAATAAAAAAAGGTAGTAAAATCAAGGGTTTATAGAGATATTTAGAATGATTCTAATGTGTTTTAACTTGTAAAACAGTATAGAGACACCTAGGGCTTTAAAATGAGTAAGTTTTGTTCTACTTTTGTTCTTCTTTATGCCAATTACTCAATCTGCCTCGTAAGTAGTGTTTAGCAGGATCATATCTATGAGATACATTATCATACCACCACTTTGAAGCAAAGTTGAGCATAGTTTTAAACTGTGCCATCTTATCGCCCTAAGTGTTGAAGTTTGAGATATCAAATCAAATTTCGGATTAAGTTTTACCTAAAAGGTATTGCTCATTCCTATTTAGACAAATTATTTTTTTGAGATATTTTTGAGCGATTCTCTTAAAATTTTAGAACCACCGATACGAACATTGATAATGCCGTTGTAATATTCATCAGTCTCTAGGACTTTTCGTTCAAACTGTTCTTGTGCTTCTAGGTAACTTGCAACACCTCTACTTGGGCAGAAATATAATATTTCTCTAGTGAATTTATCTTCACCAAGACTTTGTACATCATTAATTAAACTTTCAGACGAACCCCAATAAGTTTTCCAATCACTTTCTTTAGTGCCTCGTCTTTTATTCTTTCGACCTTTAAGTGGTTTCTTTGTAGTCTTGAATTTTGCTAACTTCTTACCTACATACTTCTTATTGTCAGTAAGATTAGTTATTAAATATACGAAGGCTTCACAATCTTTAGGTAGTTCTTCGATTATTTTGCCTTGATGAGTCCACTCAGTCCCAGTTTTCATCAATGTCCGTTACCGTTTCTTCAACTTCTTCGTGTTCTTCACCACAAAATGGACAAAATTGTTCTATGTAATCATCTGGCAAATCATGTTTTACTATGTATGTAGCGCCACAGTTATCACATACCGTTTTCATATTAGGGTTTTTTATCATAGTTTAAATCCTTTGAATGTCTCCTTTTCGACATCTTGTTTTATACCACCAACGATATAGCTTTCTATCTCAGTTTCTTGTGGTGCGTTTTGAAGTCCTCTACTATTCAACCAATGTTGGGTCCATGGTAAAGGGTTATTATTAGTTGGTTGGTCATAAACTTTATTTAGACCTATTGCTCCCATTCTTTTATTTGCCATAAACTCTACATACTGATTTAGTAGTGTATCATTTAGACCAATCATAGAGCCTTGATTAAACAAATACTTTGCCCAATCTTTTTCTTGTTGAACAGCTGTATCATACATATCGTAAACTTGCTGTTCACATTCTTTCATAATTTTAAGCATTTCTTTATCATTTTCTTTTTTACGATAGTTATTTATGATGTTTTGTGATACTGCAAGGTGTAGATTTTCGTCTCTAGCAATCAATGATATAATCTTAGCAGAACCTTCCATAAGTTTTAATTCACCAAATGCAAATGAGCAAGCAAATGAAACATAAAATCTAATACCTTCTAGTATATTCACATTTACTAGTGTTAGATATAACAGTTTCTTTAATTCATACTGGTCACCTTTACCAAATAAATGATATTGATGAGCATAAGTTATAAACTTATCATATGCTTCAGTTACAGTTTTTGCCCTATCCATAATCTCTGGTGTTTCAATAATAGTATCTAAGACAGCAGTAGGATCAGGATAAATGTTTTTCATTATGTAAGTGTATGAACGACTATGTATTGTCTCACTAAAGTCCCATGCAACTAACATAGATTCTAATTCAGGTAAAGAACAAAAAGGTAAAAATGCTAAACATGGGCCACGACCTTGTACACTATCTAATAGTGTTTGATACTTTAGATTAGATGTAAAGATATGTTTTTGTTCATCTGATAATTGTTGAAAATCGTTTCTATCTTTTTGTAAAGATACTTCTTCTGGTCGCCAAAAGAAACCTAACTGCTGTTGATTCAACTTCTCGAATATAGGATATTTCTGTTGGTCAAATCTTTGTGTGTTAGGTTCTTCTCCGAAAAACATGGGTTGTTTTAACCAATCTACTTTTTTTGTATTGAATGTTTTAGACATTATATCGCACACGCCTCACAATATTCTTGATAATCTTCATCTGTTTTAAATTCCTCTCTCGTTTTTATATCATCTTTCACATCATCATGCCAACCAACTGGATGTGATGGTTCATCTACATCTGCTTTTGCGTCATATGTATTTTGATAATAAGATGTTTTCCAACCTAACTTGTATGTGGTTAACAAGTCATTTGCCATTACTGAAGTCGGCACCTCGCCGTCAGTATAATTTTCTGGATTGTAACTCCAGTTCCCACTTATCGCCTGGTCAAAATATTTTTGCATAATAGAAATTGTATTAATGTAACCTTCATTACTTTTCATATCCCATAACAATGTGTAGAAATTTTTTAGTCTATTGTAATCAGGAACTATTTGTTTGAGTGTTCCTTTTTTACTTTTTTTAATCGAAAGAAAATCACGAGGCGGTTCAACACCGTTCGTAGCATTCGAAACAACCGAACTACTTTCAGACGGCATCTGAGCGGAAAGGGTACTATGTCGTAATCCACTTTCCTTGATATCATTTCGTAGAGTAGTCCAATCATAACTTAACTTTCTTTTGACTAAATCGTCAACATCTTTCTTATATGAATCTATTGGCAGAATGCCATCACTATATTTAGTTTTATCAAAATATTCACAAGCACCTCTTTCTTTAGCCAAAGTATTACTTGCCTTCAATAGATAGTATTGAAATGCCTCTGTAATCTCATCAACTAGTTTCCATGCTTGTTTGTCATCATATTTAACTTTATTCTTTGCAAGAAAATGAGCAAGACCTATATAACCAATACCTAAACTTCTTCTTGCAAGTGTAGATTTCTTTGCAGCTTCTACTGGATATTCTTGATAGTCTATTATTTCTTCTAATGCTCTTACAGACAAATCGCATAAATCCTCTAGTTCTTCTTTTTCTTTTATAAGACCTAGATTAATAGCAGATAAAATACATAAAGCAATTTCACCTTCATCATCATCAATATGATTTATAGGTTTAGTAGGTAATGTAATCTCTTGACATAAATTAGACATATA